AACTGCTACAAAATTAATAAAACAAGGTGGTACATCATCTCAATTATTAGCAGCTAATGGCGACTCAATAACTGCTGGAACAAATATAACAATATCAGGCGGAACAATATCTTCAACAGGTGGTGGTGGTGGAGCAACTAATTTAACAACTTCACAAACCTCAAGTAATTTTACAATTAATTCAGATACGGGAACAGATGCCATTGTGCCTTTAGGAAATGGTACTTTAGCAGGTGCAACTTTAAATGATTATACTACTGCTGAAAAAACAAAATTAAGTGGTATTGCAACAGGTGCTGAAGTAAACGTAAACGCAGATTGGAATGCTACAACTGGAGATGCTCAAATATTAAATAAACCAGCATTAGAACAAATTTTAAGCAATGGAAACCAGGCTGAAAATGTGATTGGTTTAACTTACAGTGGATTAGGTTCAATGAGTTATGGTGGTTATAGTACAAGTTATACAGATACAACTGATAGAAATATTACTTTATTCTATGTAGAGGGTATTTCTGCTGGAGGATTGTCGTTTGCTTTACCAAGTAATAAAGCTGATGGTGAATATATTTTAGCAACAGTAGATGATATAATTGATGGTGTTCCATATACAGGTGCTACATCCAATGTTGATTTAGGACTAAATGATATAACTGCTACAAAATTAATAAAACAAGGTGGAACATCATCTCAAATATTAGCTGCTGACGGTTCAGTAATAACTGCTGGTACTAATATAACAATTACAGGAGGTCAAATATCTTCTGTTGGGGGTGCTGGAGGTGGTGGTTCAAGTGTTAATTATTATTTAAATGGCGGAACAAGTCAAGGTACGTTTGGAGGTACAACTTATTATGAGTTTAGTAAAACTGCAGTAATAGGAACAGGTGCAGACTTTAATATAAGTTCTAATGGATATATAGCTTCATTTATAACTGATGTAGCAGACCCATCATTATTACTTATTCCTGCTGGAAATTGGAATTTAGAATTTTTCTTTTCTTCAAGTTCTGCAGGTGGTTCACCTTCATTTTATGTTGAATTGTATAAATACGATGGAACTACATTTACATCCATTGCAAGTAGTTCTGCTACTCCTGAAGGAATAACAAATGGTACGGCTATCGATGCTTATTTTACACCATTAGCAGTGCCTGAAACGGTATTAACAATAAATGATAGATTAGCTATTAGAGTTTATGTAAATGCTTCAAGTAAAACAATTACACTACATACACAAAATGGACATCTTTGCGAAGTAATAACAACATTTACCGCTGGATTAACTGCTTTAAATGGATTACAAGCACAAGTTCAAAATTTTGCAACAGGAACAACAGGAACAGATTTTGCTATTAATTCAAGTGGAAGTACACATACATTTAATTTACCAAGTGCAAGTGCAAGTAATAGAGGTGCTTTATCTTCTGCTAATTGGACTACATTTAATAACAAACAAGATACTTTAACCGCAGGAAATGGTATAAATATAACAACTAATACGATTAGTACAGTTGATACTTCAAGAGCAGCTTATACTATGTTGGCTAATAATACTAATGCAAGTGCAATTCCAACTACACAACCATTTGAAAATTTAACTAATCAAGTATATTCTGGTACTATTGTATGGACTGGAGGAACAGCACCAAGTGGAACAACTGACCACACTTATTCTTTATCTCAAATAGGTAATTTAGTAACATTGACAATAAATTTAGCTTATGGAACTGCCTCAGGAGGAACTGTATCATCTGTAACTATGGAACTACCATCAACAGCTCCAACACCAGCTTTACCTTCATCAGTTACAACAGCATTAGATGTTGTTAATTATGGAGCTGGAATGATTATATCTTCCAAAGTATTAGCAACAACTGCTGCTGCTTTTTGTGCTTTACGATTAAAATCTACTTCTCCAAATGTTTTTGAAATAGTAATATCAAGAGTAGCATCAACCCATAGATACGCATACGCAATGATTCAATACTTTGTATAATGAGACATATAAGACAAATAAATACAGTAGGAACAGATAGTTATACTGTTGTAATAGCAGAAGAACCATTAGAACAACATCCTTCAATTTTAGAACATCCAGAATTATTTGAAATATCGGAAGATGATATTCCAGAACAACATCAATATTTGAATTATGAATAATTTAGATAAAATATTAAATAAGATTATATCACGTAAACTAATGGTGTTTGTTATAGCTTGTTGTGGATTATTTGCTGGTGATTTAACATCTCAAGACTGGGTAGTAATAGCAACTGCTTATGTAAGCATACAAGGATTTACTGATATAGTTGCGAAATTAAAGAGTTAAAATGGAATCAATGAAATTATATATGCTTAATTCGTTAGCATTGGTTATTACGTTTACTAACGTAGAGAATATATTAAAATTAACTCTTTTGGTATTATCAATTATATATACAGGTGTTAAAATTTACGAATCATTTAATAAAAAAGTAAAAGATGAAACTGGACAATAAAGGCTATCTTATGATATGCGAGTTTGAAGGCTTTAGTGCTAAACCGTATTTATGTCCTGCTAAATTAGCTACAATTGGTTATGGTAATACTTTTTATAAAGATGGTAAAAAAGTGACTATGGTAGATAAGGAAATAACTAAAGCTGAAGCATTTGATATGTTTAAAGACATAGCTGATAATTTTGCTAAAAGAGTTTCTAAATGTGTTACACAACCTTTAACTCAAAATTCTTTCAATTCTTTAGTTTCTTTTGCTTATAATGTTGGTGTTGCAAATTTTATGAGAAGTACATTATTAAAGAAAGTAAATGCAAATCATAAAGACCCAGCTATACGTACAGAGTTTTTAAAATGGGATAAAGTAGGAACAAAAAAATTAGCAGGTTTAACTAAAAGAAGACAAATTGAAGCAGACAATTATTTCACGAAATAAAGGAGTTTTATCCTTTTGGTTAGCAGTTACATTAGCTATTATTTCAATTACTATATTATCATCTTGCTCAACAAGAAAAGTAGTAATAGAAGAAGTTAAGAAGGATAGTTTGTCACAAATAGTTACTAAAATTGTTACAAAAGAAGATATTAAAATAGAAACTAAAAACGATATTGTAACCAATGAATTTATAATTACTCCACTTGATACTTGTAAAGATATTGTAGTAAATGGTATAACGTACAGAAATGTTGTTTTAAGACACATAAATACAAAAGACAATAGTTTACATAAACAAGATATAAAAGTGTCTAAAATTGAAGATAAACAACAAACTACAAAGGTTAAAGAAAATACAAAAGTTAAAAATATAGAGAAAACTTCTAATCCAATAGGATATATTTTAATTATAATTATAATTTATTTAGTATGGCAAAACAGACGGTGGTTTCTACCCGTATAGAAACTAATATTTCAAGACCAAATATACATTCCAAAACAAAATCTTCTAAATTAAAATCTTCTAAAAATTACCAAAAGAAGTACAGAGGTCAAGGAAGATAAATTTGGCATATAGTTGCCTTCTCCACACTTTGTTTTTTGTTATTTATTTTGTTTCTTTTTGGTTATTTATTTTAATCTTTTTTTAAATACTTATTTTGTTTTTTGATTACAAGGCAAAGTTACAGGATAAAAAATTAAAACAATGCTATTTTAAAATAAAGTTTTTAACTAAAATTGTTAATTTATACTACATACATTTGACAAATGAAAAAGCCAACTCGTAAAAGTTTAGTAATAAAATTAGATACAGTCTTTAGTCAATATATAAGGCGTAAAGATGCTATTGATGAAATAGCTGAATGTATTACCTGTAATAAAAAAGACCATTATAAAAAACTTCAGTGTGGCCATTTTATGTCACGTAGACATTATTCAACACGTTGGGATGAAAATAATGTAGGTGTACAATGTTATGGTTGCAACATTACAAATCAAGGTATGCAATATGCTTTCTCAAAGTATTTAACACAATTTGATAATAACTTACCTGATAGTTTATTAATTAAATCAAAACAAATAGTTAAATTTGCTGATATAGATTTGATTGAAATGATTGAATACTATAATTCTAAATTAGAATCTTTGTAGTTCTCTGTTTATATATTGTTTGTTAGAAAAGGGATGCTTTAATTAGTGTCCCTTTTTTTGTTTAAAATGTTAAAGTTTTGTTAAAATTAATATTGATAGTTTTTTATATCAAAAACAGTTATATATTTGTACTCAACAAACAAAAACAAATATTATGACATCTACTTTTATTCACATTACAAATCAAGAACAATTAGATTTAAATGTAAAAGATTGTAAAAAATTACAAAAACAAATAGAAAAACTTCAAGAAAAAATTAATAAAACTATTAAAAATTATAACAATATAGCTTTTTCAATTAAAATGGTAACAAGTGAATATGAAAATATCTTACCAGAATATAAATAAAAAAAATAAAGTGGAGCAGTATACTATAAACTGCATTAACAATTAAAAACAAACAAAATGAGACAAAATTTAAAAGACATCGGATTAGCATTTATTTTATGGGGATTATTTATTACTGCAGTATTAATTTTAACACTTTAACAAATGAAAGATTTATTAGATTACAACAGATTTAGATTAGAAGCAATGCAAAAAAGAATTTGCAAATTAGAAAACCATCTTCAAACATTAGAAACTTACTGTTTTGAATTAGCTGATGAAAATTGTCCAAGAGAATACAAGACAATAATTAAACAGGAACTTTATAACTTAAAAACAACTTAAAATGGAATATGAAGAATTAATAAGTAATTTTGAATATAATAATAATACTGGATTATTAAATAGAATTACAAGAAAAAATAGTAATGGTTCTAAAGATAAATTTGGGTATTTAATTATAAAATACAAAGGTAAACAACATAAAGCACATAGATTAATTTGGCTTTATAATTATAAAAAATACCCTGATAATTTAATAGACCATATTAATGGAATAACAAGTGATAATAGAATTAAAAATTTAAGGGATGTTAGTTGTTTAGAAAATTCTTTAAATCATAAAAGAAAAGCAAATGATATAACTGGTTATGTTGGAATTTATAAAGATGAAATAACAAAAGGTTTAAAAAGTAAATTTACAACTCAATTTAACAATAAACAATATAGATTTTTAACAATAGAAGAATGTATAAATTTTAGAAAAAACAATAACTTAAAACTATAAAAAATGACAGAATTAAATTTTTATGAAAAATTAGCAGCAGTTAAATCTGAAGTAGGTAGGATTTCAAAAGATAGTAGCAATCCTTTTTTTAAAAGTAAATACTTTGATATAAATTCTTTACTTATGCACGTTGAACCAATTATACAAAAAAATGGTTTATTATTATTACAACCTATTCAAGATAATTTAGTAAAAAGTATTATTTATGATACAAATGGGTTTTCTATTGAATCAGGAATTAATCTAACTGGTATAACAGACCCGCAAAAATTAGGTTCAGCAATTACTTATTTTAGAAGATACACTTTACAGTCTTTATTAGCTTTACAGGCTGAAGATGATGATGCGAATTTAGCAAGTAAAAAATCAAATGTAGCAGAAACTTTAACACCAAAAGAAATAAGTGCAGCATTAGATGATAAAAAATGGTTAAATAAAAATACACCAGAATTTAATAAAGCTATTGAATATTTAAAAAATGGTGGTAATATTGCAACAATAGAAAATAAGTATAAAATGACTAAAGTTGTAAAAGACGAATTATTAAAAGTTAAATAATAAAGCTGAATAGCTGACAACAGTAAAAAAAGGTAAGCAAATTAAATTAAATAAATTATGAGTGCATTAATTAATGTAAGTTTAAGAGTTGACAAATTACCTAAAGAAAAATTTGTATCAGGTAAAGATGGTGCAGTTTATTACAACTTTACAGTTGGAGTAAATGACGAATCTAACCAATGGGGACAAAATGTTTCTTTAACAGATAGTCAAACAAAAGAAGAAAGAGAAGCAAAGAAGCCTAAAACGTATTTAGGAAATGGAAATGTAATCTGGACAAATGGAACTATATCAGTTGCTGATAAAAAAGCAGAAGTAACTAAAGAAGAAATTTCAAGTGACCTCCCTTTTTAAAAAGGTAAAATAAATTTTTTATTACCATTTTAAAGTATTACCTTTGTTATTATTAATTTAAATATAATTATATGAATACGATTGTAACAAAGGTTTGCTTTAAATGTAACATTAAAAAAGAATTAAATGATTTTTACAAACATCCTGCAACAAAAGATGGTTATTTAGGAAAATGTAAAATATGTACTAAATTAGATGTAAAAATTATAACACAAAAATTAATATCTACTCCAGAAGGTTTAGAAAAAGAAAGAGAAAGAAATAGGGGTAAATATCATAGACTTTTTTATAAAGATAAATATAAACCTACAGTTGAAAATAAAAAAATTATTTCAGAAAAATATAAATTTAAATATCCTGAAAAACAAAAAGCAAAAACATTATCTCAAAGAGTTAAACTTTTAGATGAAAAAAATCAAAGACATCATTGGAATTATAATGTTGAATTTGCAAAAGATATAATTGAATTAAATAGAACTGACCACGCAAAAATTCATAGATTTATAAAATATGATAAAAATACTTTTATGTATAAAGATTTAAATGGTATTTTATTAGATACAAAAGAAAAACATTTAGAATTAATAAATAAAGTATTATTAAATTTCTAAAATTATACTAACTATAAATCGGCATTATTTTAACATAGTGCCGAAATATAGAAACAAACAAACAAATGGAATTAAACAAAGACGAAAAGAGATTATTAATGGAAGTTTTTGAAGCAGAATGTTTCATTAATCCATTAGAAAAGATAACGCATCCTAAACCAGCAATTTCATTTGGTGTTAAAAGTTACGAAACTAAAGATGGAAAAATAGAATATCCTACACCAATAGGAACTTATGGAAATTTTAGCTTTGTACAAGCTCCTCCTAAAAGTAAAAAAACATTCTTTGTATCATTATTATCAGCAATATATTTAGCAGATGATTTAGAGCAATTTGGAGGTGATTTAAAGGCTAATAGAGATAATAAGCACTTAATACATTTTGACACTGAACAATCAAATTTTCACGCTTCAGTGGTGTTTAAACGTCCTATTGATATGACTGGAATAAAAACAGATAAATATCATACTTTAGCATTGCGACAATTATCATTTAAAGAAAGAGTTGAATTTATAGAATACTACCTTTACGATAAACTTGAAGCTACAGATATTGGATTAGTAATTATTGATGGTATTGCAGATTTATGTTCTGATGTAAATAATATTGAGGAAAGTAATGCAGTTGTCCAGAAGTTAATGAAATGGTCAAAGGAATTAAATTGCCATATAGTTACAGTAATACATTCTAACTTTGGAACAGATAAACCAACAGGGCATTTAGGTTCATTTTTAGAAAAGAAAACAGAAACACAAATACAATTAGAATTAAACACAGTAAATAAAGGATTAGTAACCGTAAGTTGTAAACGCTCAAGAAATGCACCATTTGAAAACTTTAGTTTTAAAGTAAATAATTTTGGATTGCCACAAGTTGAAGGAGCATTTTATGACCCATTAAAAGATATATTTTGAAAACAACAATAAAAAATCATTTAGAAGAATTACAAGTTTCAACAGAAAGAATGTTACTTTATCATTCAGACAATAAAATGTTAATAAGTTTCTTTAAAGATTTAAAAGAAAAACTTGTATATTTACAAGAATTAACAGATATGGAAGCAAGGTATAATTTAACACCCATAGCTGATTGTATTGAGGAACTATTAGAAGTTGATTCTGAATTAACGCATATTGATTTTTCAATTCAATTAAAAGAAGTAATATCTGAAAAGAAAACAGCAAAAGTAAACGCAAAATTATTTTAATATGATAACATTAACTTTAGGTTTTATTTTATGTACTGCATTTATAATAGCACAATTCTACGATTGTGATATAATTATAAATCCAATTAAAGGTGTAATGCTCGGTGCATTATATAATGACGATGAATTTGATGACGAAACAGAACACACTGTACAAGTTTTAATTTTAGTAATTTCATTTTCATTTATATGGACGACTTCAAATGGTTGGAGAATGTAGCAAAACACCACAAAGAATGGATTGAAATAATTCATAAATTTGGAGAGTATGATTACGCTGAAGATATAGTACAGGAAAGTTATATAGCATTGATAAAATATGCTGATGCTTCTAAACTAATTGATGCAAATGGTAAAGTCAGAAAAGGATATATGTTTTTCACATTAAAATCATTATATTATCAGTTTTACAACAAAAAGAAAAAAGTAACAAAAGTACCTATTGATGGATGTTGGGAATTATTTGATGATTCAAACATAGAAGAACATAAAGCATATAATGATATATGTATGTTAATTGATGATGAATTAGAAAATTGGCATTGGTATGACCGTAAATTGTTTAAGCTTTATAGAGATACAGATATGAGTATGAGAGATATTTCAAGTGAAACTAATATAAGTTTAATATCTATATTCCATTCAATTAAAAATTACAAGGAAATATTAAGTACTAAATTTCAGAAAGATTATCAGGATTACATTAACAATGATTACAATCAAATATATTAATTAAAGTAAATTAAAAATGGAAGAAAAAAATGCAATTAATGTTTTGCTTCAGGTAGCTAATTTAGCACAAGCAAAAGGAATTTTATCGTTAACAGATGCTGAAGTAGTTTTAGCAGCAGTTAGATTATTAACACCAAAAGAAGAAGAAAATGGCGAAACAGAAGAGTAAAGGATTAGGAGATTCAATTGAAAAACTAACCGAAGCAACAGGAATTAAAAAAGTAGTTGAAATGTTTAGCGAAGCAACAGGCATAGATTGTGGCTGCGATGAAAGAAAAGAAAAGTTAAATAATTTATTTCCTTACAACAGAAATATAAACTGTTTAAACGAATCAGATTATACTAAACTTACAAAGTATTTATCTGCTCAACAAACTACATTAACTGCAATAGAACAACAAGAGATTTCAGACATCTATTTTAACGTATTCAACTATCGTTTACAGATAAGTTCTTGTGCAAGTTGTTGGAAAGGTAAACTTGATGAATTAAGACGAGTTTACAACGAATATAAAATAAATGAATAATTGGTCAGAAGTTGATTTATTTAATTGGTTAAAAGAAAATGTATATCCTGATTTAGTTAAAGCTAAAAATCAAATGTCAAGATGGGATTGTTACAGTCCCATCAAAGGACATAGATTGGAATTAAAGTGCAGAAAAACACATTACAATACTTTACTACTTGAAAAGAAAAAGTACGATGCAATGAAACAAGAATGTGAAAAGCATTTAGACACACCAATGTATTTTAACTCAACTCCAAAAGGAATATACAGTTTTAACTTAAATCTAATTATTCCAGAATGGGAAACTAATAATAAAAACCCTGCAACAACACAATTTTACAACACAAAAAGAATAGAAAAAGAAGTAGCATATTTAGAACTAACAAAAGCAAAACAATGGAAGTAAACGCAATACAACAAGAGTATTTAAAATCAGTAATATTAAGTCAGTTATTACTTGAATCAAATGAAAATTTATTTTTTACACAACAATACAAGCAACAAATTAAACACAAGATAAATAGTTTAAATAAAGACTTGGAAGAAATAGTAAGAAACGAATTTAAAATAATTTACAATACAGACCCTGAAACAACAACTAATATATTAAGAAATATAGAAGAAATAGTTTCTAAATTGCAAACAAGTACATTAGATGAATTAGTATTTATAAATGCAGTAATAGACAAATACAAAGAAAACGCTGAATGGTTTAAAGAATATGGAGAAACAGAATTTTTAAAATTAGACTAATGAAATTAACATACACATCTTATGGAAAAACATCGACAATAGAAACAGAAAATGATGATATTGATATTGATGAATTAGGGCAAATGCTTTATAATTTATGTTTAACACAAACTTGGTCACCTGTAATATTAAAATCAATATTTAAAAAGGATGTTACAAATGGCTAAAAAGCAATCAGAAAAGTATTCTCCAAAGGAAACTGAAATACAAGCAATGAGATTGTGCTGGAATAATGATTTAGCTTATGTTATACAACCAATACAGAACACAAAAATGTATCACGTTATTAAGTTTCAAATATCAGATAACTTAAAGATATATACTTTTGAAATAGATAAAACAAAAATAGAATTTACAGAATATGAAGCATCTAAAAAGGTTATGGAATTATACACACAACATTCTAAAAGATTTAGTAAATGAAAGATAGTATAGTAGAATCAGTAATAGAACAATTTAAAGACCGTTCTAACGTAGGAATTAATAAATATGGTACTACATTAGATAGAACAGATTTAACACGTTTAGAATGGCTAAATCACGCACAACAAGAAGCAATGGATATGATATTATATTTAGAAAAATTAAAACAATATGACACGAAGTAAACAATCAGCATTACAAAGAATCCAACGTATAATGAAATTCAATTATAATAGAGGATTAAACTCCGAAAGAGTTAATGAAATATATAGAAAAATTATTAATTTAAAATTAAGCAATCAGAAATGATTGTTTTTTTTATGTTAATTTTTTGTTAAAATGTTTTTTATAAACAAATAATGTTTACATTTGCTTATAACAATTTAAAAAACAAACAAAATGGACAAACTACAAATTTTATTCAAATTAGAAACTTGCATTTCTATTTTAGAAACAACTGAAAACTTTTATGTACGTAAACAGTTAGAATTGATTGCTGAAGCATTAGTAAAAGATTGGAATGAATCAGAAGCTTATGCACAACAAATTAGAGACGTATTGAATTATGATGAAACAATGAGTAATTTAGATAATATAAGAATATGAATGAAGCTGCATACTTTACAATACAATCTAAAGTACAGGTGTTAGATAGAGAATTGTTTCAATACCTTGGTGAACTAATGTCTGGACAAAGTTTAACATCTGATGAACATTTAAAGATAATGATTGATAGTACAGAAAGAGAATTAGAAACATACGATTACATACTAAAACTAATAATAAACAATGGAAACAAAAATTAAAACATTCGATAACAAAATTTGGGATAAGCAAGAACTGATTGATAATATGTATGATGATACATTCTATTACGGTTATCTTGGTAAACAAGCTTTAAGCAGTTCAAGTCTTAAAATGGTGCTATCAAGTCCTAAAACGTATAAGTACGTTACAAAGTACGGACAAAGTGAAACACAACCCTTAAGAGATGGTAAACTATTCCATACAATGATTTTAGAACCACATAAAATAGATGAATTAACTATTGTAGATGTAGCAACTAAAGCAGGAAAAGCATACAAAGAAGCAAAAGCAGAAGGTAAAGAAGTTTACACTACAAATGAGATTAAAGCAGCAGAAAGATTAGCTGATGCAATTTTAAGAAATGATGAAGCAGTACACTATATGTCTAAAGCACAATTTGAAATTCCAGAAATAGCAATGATAAACGGAATACCATTTAGAGCTAAAGCAGATATATTAAAAGACAATATGATAGTTGATTTAAAAACAACTACTGGTTTAAATGAATTTAGATATTCAGCAGATAAATACTCTTATGATTTACAAGCATATCTATACAGGGAAATGTTTGGAGTTGATGAATTTGTTTTTGTATGCATTGATAAAGGAAGTTTAGACATTGGAATATTTGAATGTTCAGATGAATTTTATGAGAAAGGCAAACGTAAACTTGAACAAGGTATAGATAATTATAAATACTTCTTCGGAGAAGATAGCGATGTAGATTTAAATCAATATGTATTAAGAGGTGTACTTTAAATAAAACAAAATGGAAATAACAGAAAGATTAAAAGAAATAATATTAAAAGAAACTGATATAGATGTTTCTAAAAATAGTAGAAAGCATAATATAATAGAAGCAAGAGCATTATATTTTTATTTGGTAAAGCATTTTAAACCTAAAATGACATTACAAGAAATAGCTGAATCAGTAAATAAGAATCACGCTACTGTAATACATTCTTTAAATAACTATACAATGTATGAAAAGTTTAATAGGGATTTAAGAAGTTTAAGAAATATAATAGTAAATGAAATAGATGAACAAAATGTATTAAATACAGAAGATAATGAAGAATTAAGATTAGAACTTAAAAAGAAAAACTTAAAAGTATCTGAATTAGAAATACAATTAGAAGAAACTAATTTAAGAATAAATAAACTTGAAAAAGCAGCATACGAATACAAAATAATAGAACAGTTAAACAACCTTCTTAATCAAACAAAAGATACAGAACACCACAATGTAATGATACTACGTTTAGAAGCTATCTACGATATGAATATGAAAGTAATAGAACATAATAAAAACAATTAAGATGGATATAACAATGTGTTCAGGAAACAACTGTGAACTATCTTCTATATGTTATAGATATAAAGCAGAACCAAGTAAGTTTAGACAATCATACTTTTGTAAACCTCCAAACGAAGGATTAGAATGTGAATACTTCTGGGAATATAAAACTGATGAAGATGACAACTAAAGAAAAGTTAGAACAAATAGCTGATGAATATGCTATTGAATTTGCCCACTGGTTATTTGAAGATATGGAAATAACAAAAGTAGAAAGACTATTAAAATTATTTAAACAATCAAAAGGATTATGAAATATATATTAGTATTATTAGCTTATGAGTTTTTAAGGTCAAAGTTAATTTGGCTATGGTATTATTTAATTAAAAAAGGACAAGGAGAATGAAACCAATACATAAATTAAATGGAGGATTAGGTGCTACACTTTGTCATCTATGTAGTATAATAATAACTACAGGTAACACTCAAGATTTATATTGTGATAAATGTTTATCTGAAAGAGTTAAAACTGATTCTGAATTTAAACAGATAAAAGAAAGAGCAAATAATTTAATGAGATTGAAAAATGGATTTAAAGATAAACAATAATAGATTTTATTTATTTTTAATTCAATAATGATATTATTTGATTATGGAAGATAAAAGAAAATACAACGGTGGTAACAAAAGTGCTGGACGTAAATCAAAAGCAGAAGAAGTAAAGTTACTTGAAAAACTTGGAGCATTAGAACCAATAGCATTTATGGCATTAGAAAAAGGATTAGAGAATGGTGATTTTAAATTCACACAATTATTCTATAATTACTATGCTGGTAAACCAAGAGAAACAAAAGACATTACAGTAACAAATGAGCAACCTATCTTTAACATCAATTTTGATGACATTTAAGACACTATTATATGGAGTTTGTATTAACTACTGCAATAAGAAAGTTATCACGTTTAAAGCAACGTATTAAAGTTATTAGAGGAGGTACTTCAGCTGGTAAAACTTTTGGAATACTTCCTTTGCTAATTGATAAAGCAATAAAAGAACCTATGCTTGAAATAAGTGTAGTATCTGAAAGTATACCACATTTACGTAGAGGTGCTTTAAAAGACTTCTTAAAGATTATAATGGCATTAGGTAGATATAATGATGACCAGTTTAATAAGTCTACTTTAAAATACACATTTGCTAATGGTAGTTATATTGAATTCTTTTCTGTAGACCAACCTGATAAATTAAGAGGAGCAAGAAGAAACATATTATACGTTAATGAATGTAACAATATAGACTTTGAAAGCTATTACCAAATGGCAATTAGAACATCAGGTGATATATGGTTAGATTATAATCCTGCTTCTGCATTTTGGGTAGACAAAGAAATACTAACACAAGATAATGTAGACTTTATTACATTAACGTATTTAGATAATGAAGCATTAAGTGAAACTATTATAAAAGAAATAGAATCAGCAAAAGTAAAAGCATTAACATCTACATATTGGGCTAATTGGTGGCAAGTATATGGACTTGGACAAACAGGTAGTTTAGAAGGTGTATGTATTACAGATTGGAATGAAATAGATTTACCAACTGATGCAAGAATATTATGTTATGGAATGGATTTTGGTTATTCAAATGACCCTACGAGTTTAGTTGCAATGTATAAATATAATGATGCTTATATATTTGATGAGGTAATTTATAAGAAAGGATTGTTGAATAGTGAAATATCAAATCTATTAAAGGCAAATGAAGTAAATGATATTGTTTATGCTGATAGTGCTGAACCAAAATCAATAGCTGAATTGAATAGTTATGGACATAATGTATTACCAGTATCAAAAGGAAAAGATAGTATCTTATATGGCTTAAATTTAATCAATCAAAACAAAATATATATCACATCAAGAAGTAAGAATCTAATAAACGAATTAAGAAACTATATCTGGATGGTAGATAAAACAGGAGTTAAAATGAACAAACCAATAGATGCTTATAATCACGCAATAGATGCAATGCGATATGCAGCAACATCACATTTAGAAAATCCAAACAAAGGAAGTTACTTTATTTACTAATGACATACGGAGAAATAATTTCAACAATACAATGTTATATTCACCACATAAAAAATATAGAAGTGGTTATTAATTTGCCACGTAATATAGGTGAGATTAAAAAAATGCAAGAAATGTACAAAGTTGCAAGTGCTTATTTGAATAGTTAAAGTAAAATATAAATAACAAAAAGCATTGTATTTGTAAAATGTATTTAATCTTATAAATGTTAAAGTTTTGTTAAAATTTTAAAATAGTTTTGTAATGTTAATAACTGTTGTATATTTGTACTCAGATAACAACAACTAAAAAACTAAACAATATGCAAACTTTAATCATTGAATTAGAAAATAAATTTACTAAAGAATTGGTAATACACACGCAAAAAAGTACTGATGTTTCTGCTTTTAAAGAATGTTTTATTAAAGGAACTAAAACTATAAAATGGTTATTAGGAGATTGGAATTTATCAAGATGTTATATTGAAACTAAATAATTAAAACAAATTAAAATTAAAATACATTATATTACAGGTAGAAATTATGACAAAGCAATATCAAATACAAGAATATGTTAACAAAAATGTTTTTAAAAGTATTAACGAATTAGGAAATAAGGTTTGGATGTGTATTGATTTAAGATATGGAGATACATTTCATTGTGAAACAAGACAAGAAGCTATTAATATATTTATTTCTATTTGGGATTTATTAAATGAAAATCAAAAAAATTTAGCATAAATAAAAACAAACATTATGAAACAATACGAAGTTAAAGGTTGGTACAGATATGCTGACAACGAAAAAGATTATGAGTATGCTGAAATAATAGCAGCAAACGAACAAATGGTTATTACAATATTCAAAGATATGTTTAAACAGAACTTCTTTGCAATAGATATAAAAGAGATTAGTTAGTGGATTAATTAATAGTTGATTAAAGTACCAGTAGAGCTTCCCGTAAGAACAGCCTTCTGGTCTTTTTTTTGTTTAATACAATTTATACTTTATTTTATTATTATAAAAAACAAATCAAATGAAATTAGAAATAACAATACCAACTAAATTAAGTGAAATAAAACTTTCACAATATCAGGCTTTTTTAAAGATAGCTAAAGACAATGAAGATTCAGAATTTCTGCATCAAAAGATGGTACAGATATTTTGTGGAATAGATTTAAAAGAAGTTGCTTCAATTAAATATAAAGATGTAAATGATATAACTACATCTATTGGAAATATGTTTAATCAGAATCATTCTTTTATACCTACATTTAAAATGGGTGGAACTGAATTTGGTTTTATTCCTAATTTAGAAGATATGACATTTGGAGAATATACCGATTTGGATACCTATATAACCGATTGGGACGAAATACATAAAGCAATGGCAGTGTTATATAGACCAATTAAAAAGAAGGGCTTAAATGGCACATATGAGATTGAAGATTATAATGGAACAATAACTTATGCAGAAGTAATGAAGTTTGCACCGTTAGATGTTTGTTTAGGTGCTACGGTTTTTTTTTATCGTTTAGGCAACGAATTATTGAAAGCTACGATAGCTTATTTGGAGAAGGACAAGGAGATACAGAATATTCTGCAACGGCAAATTTCAATTCCAGATTCGGATGGTATAGTAGCCTGTATGCTCTTAGTCAAGGAGACGTTACAAGATTTGATTCCGTTACAAGATTACCAATCAACCAATGTTTAACATATCTAACATTTGAAAAAGAAAAGAATAAAATAGAAGCTGATTTAATTAAAAGACAAAATAGATGACGTCACATTATTACGAAATAACACAAGCAATTAAGAACCAATTAAAGGAGGATTTATTTGTAAACACAGTTACTATTGGAGACATATTTAAAGTTGATTTAAACAAGCTTACAATCTTTCCTTTAAGCCATATTATAATTAATTCAGCAACGTATTTAGGTTCTACTTGGAATTACAATGTATCTATATTATGTATGGATATAGTTGATGAAAGTAAATCATTAACAACAGATATATTTTTAGGTAATGACAATGAACAAGATGTTTTAAATACACAATTAATGGTAGTTAATAGATTCTTGGAAGTTTTAAGAATGGGTAAATTCGGAGATGATTATGAATTAGCAGGAACACCATCTTGTGAATTTTTTACAGAAAGATTTGAAAATAAAATGGCAGGTGTAACTGTTACTTTTGATATGGTAATACAAAACCAAATGAGTAAATGTTAGAAGTTCAAAAGACTTTAATTAAGTTTAGGGATTATGTTATCCAACAATCAAGAAGTAATTTAACTAAAAGTGGAAAGAATAGTTCTAAAGAATTATATAATTCTATTAAAGGCGAAATTGTAAGTGAAAATGGATTTAACATAGTTGGTTTTTCTATGGTTGATTATGGTGTTTATCAGGATAAAGGAGTTTCTGGTAAGATTAAAAAATACAATACACCATATAGTTATAAAAATAAAATGCCTCCTGCAAAAGCATTTGACAAATGGATAGTAAAAAAAGGAATAGCACCAAGAAATGCTAAAGGAGAATTTCAATCAAGAAAAGGTTTACAATACGCAATAGCAAGAAGCATATTTATGAATGGAATTAAACCTTCTTTATTTTTCACTAAACCATTTGAGGCAGGATATAAAAAATATATAGATGTAGATTTATTAAAAGCATTTGGGCAGGATGTTGAAACAATGGTAGATGTTAATTTAAAAGATATAAAATGAAAGTAATAAAAGTTAGAAGTCCTTTTATAATTACAGTTGCAGAAGCTGCACAAACAGGTAGTAAAATAGAATTATCTATTTGGAATAATGGGAATTCAATTCCTACTATATTAAGCGGTGTTACAATAACAGGAACTGCTGGACAATTTTCTTGTACTGCTGCTACATTTGCTACAGGAGATACAGTTACAATATCAGGAACTTTAGGAGGTACAGGAACTATTGTAGGATATACAAGTCCAAAAACTTATTATGTTATAGCTACAAATGGAACTACAACATTTACACTATCTGAAACATTAGGAGGAACAGCAATAGTAACAACTGCAGGAACACCTACAGGATTAACTTATATTACAGAAATATCAGGATTTTATTCTTTATCAAAGTCAGTTCCAAGTGCATCACAAATAAGTACATATTATAATGTTTCAAATTATGTAAAAGAATTTATAAATAATATTAAACCTACTAAAATAGCCAGTTCACCTTCTTATGAAGATAATAATGAATGGGTAAATTTTAGAGTTAAAAGATATTGGTATAATGGTAGTGCTTATACTTTATTAGATACTACTGATTATGTAGGTGTAAATGGATTTACAACTTATACACAAGGAGTAAATTATGTTGATGAATATTATACTACTGGATTTTTATCTAATAAATTAATATCTAAAAACATAATTAAATCATCATCTAATTTAAAAAACTATGTTAATTATATTGTTGATATGGAAAGCGGATTTAGATTAGAAATAACATATAGTAAATTAGATAATACATATAGCACAACACCTCAAAATATTACAAGTATTACTGGAATTTATAATTTTAAAATACCATTGACATTATATCCAACAAACGCACAACTTATTGACGGTAATAAATTAGATGTAAAACTATATAATTCAATCGATACTTTATTAGCTACAGATTCTGTTTATGTTTATATAAATGAAGAATGTAAATATACACCTGTTGAATGTACTTTTATAAATAGATATGGAGGATGGGAAGTTTTAACATTTTTTAAGCAACAAACTAATACCATTGCAGTAAAAGGAACAGATTATAAATTAACACAAAGTGCAATTAATTATAATACTTCTATTGGGCAATTTAAAACATTTAACACAAACGGTAAACAAACAGTTAAATTAAACACTGGTTTTGTTGATGAGAATTATTCAGAATTAATAACAGATTTATTATTATCTGAAACTGTTTTATTAGATGGCAAACCTGTAACTGTAAAGACACAAGGAAGCGATTTAAAGACAAGTTTAAAAGATAGATTGATAAACTACGAAATAGATTTTGAATATGCTTATAACCTTATAAATGATGTAGTATAATGTTAGCAGTAGCCATATACATAAAAGATGTTGATACATTAGAATATAATCGAATTGATTTATTTGATGATGAAAAGATATCTGTTGTTAGTTCCATACAAAATATAAATGATTTGAGTAAAACGTACACCGATTTTTCACAGACATTTGTAGTACCGGCATCAAAACAAAATAATAAAATATTTAGACATTGGTACGACAATTCAAATGATTCACCATTTAGTACATTAGTTAAGTCAGATGCTTATATTGAAATAGATACTATTACTTTTCGTAAGGGTAAAATACAATTAGAAAGTGCAAATGTAGAAGATGGACAAGCGAAAGATTATTCAATTACTTTTATTGGAACATTAGGAAATTTAAAAGATAAATTTGCTGGAAAGCTTTTAAAAGATTTAACAGATACTACTTATGATTTTGCTTATACTCCTGATTTAGTAAAAGATAAAATAGTAACAACTGCCGCAAGTTCTAATATAATGTTTCCTTTAATTACTTCTGATGATGTTTGGGCATATGGAAGTGGATATAATATTGCAGCAACCGGAACACCGATAAGATATAATGACTTATTCCCAGCTATAAAATTATCAGCAGTTTTAAATATGATTCAAAATGATAGTAATATTTTAAACTTAAACTTTAATGGTTCTTTTTTATCTGATGCAAGATTTACAAACGCTTATTTATGGTTAAAAAATGAAGATACATTTCAAGCAAAAGAAACATTGACAAAAGTTAATCTTACATCACAAAGTGGAGATAGTACTAATTTTACTGGATATACAGTAGATTTAACAAATGATAAAATTACAAATACAACTGCTAATGGGGGATATGTTTCTGGTGGTAATATATATTATTTTGAAAAAAAATTCTTAACTTTTAATTTAACACCATCTGTTTCTGGAGTAACATATTCAATTAAAATAAATAGAAATGGAATATTATATTATGATAGTGGTTTGTTAAATTCAACTGCTGGAGTTGTAGTAAGTAAATCGTTAGAAGAAACTTTTAATAGAAAAGCTACAAATGATTATTATGAATTTTATATAGGAACATCTGGTGTATTTAGTTTTACTACTCAAACAAGAGCGTTTGCAAGATATTCAACGAGTGGATTCAACCCTCAATACTTTTTCCCAAACACTTATTTTAATTCAGCATCACAAACTACACCATCATATACATTACAAATTAATCAATATTTTCCAGAAATTAAAATAGAAGATTTCTTTAGTGGATTACTAAAAATGTTCAATCTTACTTGTTATTCAGAAGATGGAATTAATTATACAGTTGAGCAATTAGAAAATTATTATTTAGATGGTTCAGATATAGACATTACTAAATATGTTATTCAAGACAAAAAGAATTTAAACAGAGTAAAGACTTACAAAAAAATAAACTTTGATTATGAAAAAAGTGAATCAGTTATAAATGTAGGTTTTAATTCAAATGCGGGTATTGAATATGGTTCTTTGCATTATTCAAATATACCGCCAGCAGAGGGAGAAGAATACTCAATAAAATTACCGTTTGAAGATTTAAACTTTTCAAATTTATCTGGATTATTACAAGTTGGTTATTCTTTAAAAACAGACTTACAAAAATATATTCCAAAGCCAGTTATTTTATATGATTATAATTCAACTGCATTGACAACTGTACCTGAATTTTATTTCAATACAAGTTCAAGCGGAGGAACATCAACTCCGCATACAGTTTATAAAGCATTCGGTCAAGAAACTTTAATAAGTGACCAAACATATAGTTTAAATTTTAATGAACAACAAAGTACATTAACAAATGAAATAGTTCAAAATGGTTTATATGATGAATATTACTCTGCTTACTTTAATAACATATACAACTTTAAGGCAAGATTAGTAAAAGTAAGTGCTATACTACCAACAAGCATATTAACTACGCTTAAATTGAATGATAATGTGATTATACGTGACACAAAGTATTTGATTAATACGTTTACAACAGATTTAACAACGGGATTAGTACAATTTGAATTACTAACAGACCAAAGATTATGATAAAGCACATTTTAGATTTATTAGCATTAGATGAATTTTACGGGCAAAGTGAACTTATTGAAATAGCTAAAGGAAAGTACCAAAGACCAACAACATTAAAACAAGGATTTAACCAAATCAAAAGAGAAATAAAATGGCTGAAAAGAAAACAATAGAGTTAGAAGTTAAATCAAATCTCGGAGAGTCTATATCAGATTTAAAAGCATTAAAAAGGCAGTTAAAAGATACTGCTGCTGGTTCTGAAGAATTTAAAAAGATATTTAATCAAATAGATGATTTAGAAGATAAGATTAAATCTGCTAAAAATACATCATCTGATTGGATTGATAGTTTAGAAAGTGCAGGAGGACCTATAGGTGCATTGGGTGCATCTTTAAATAGAGCAAAAGTAGCTACTCAAAGTTTTGGTGGTGCATTAAAGGCTACAGGAATAGGTTTAGTTGTAGCCTTGATTGGTGGATTAGTTGCAGCATTTCAAGACAATGAAGTAGCAATGAAGAAATTGCAACCTTTACTTGATGGTATTGGTAAATTATTTCAAGGAGTATTTAGAGCAGTAGAACCTTTATTTAATACGTTAGTTGATTTAGCTATTAGTGCTTTACCTACTGTATCAAAAGCTTTTGGAGTTGTTTATAGTTCTGTAACTGCGGTATTCCAATCTTTAGGATTGTTAGGTGGAGCAATTAAAAAACTTATTTCTGGTGATTTTAGTGGTGCTTGGAAGGATGCTAAAAGTTCAGTTAATGATTTTAGTAAAAATTATGATGCTTCTATAAAAAGGTTTAATGAAGGCAGTAAAGAAATGTCTAAAACTGAAAAAGAAGAAGCGGAAAAAAGAGCAGAAGCAAGAAAGGCATCACAAGAAAAACAAGCGGCTAATGATGAAAAAGCTAAACAAGAAAGAATAAGAAAAGCAGAAGAAGAAAAAAAGAGATTAGAAGAAATAGAAAAAGAACGTCAAGCATTAATAGGTAGACAAGGAGAAAGAGCAAGAGATGAATATGAAGCAGCAGAAAAATTAATTGCTGATGCAAGAAAAGCAAATGAAAATGCTTTAAAAACTGAAAATCAAATTAAAGTTGAAAAAGAAAATGCCGATTTTGAAGCCAAAAAATTAGATTTATTAAATAAAGGTTTATCTATTGAGGAAATAGAAAAAGAACACAAAAGAAAATTAGCTCAATTAGACACTGAATATTTTGCTTCTGAAGCTGATAAAGGAATAAAATCAACTGCTGATGCTAAAGCTCAGGCTGATGCTCAAATAGTAATTGCTGAAAAATTAGCTAATGCAAAAATTCAAAACTTACAAAGGGGTTCTGCAATGTTAGGTCAAATATCAGATTTAGTTGGAAAAAATACGGCAGCAGGAAAAACAGCAGCAGTTGCAGCAGCAACAATAGATACTTATGCAGCAGCACAGTCTGCTTTTAAAAATGCACAATTAAATCCAATATCTATTTTAGGACCAGCTTATCCGTTTATTTCTGCAGGTTTAGCAATAGCAGGGGGATTGAAAAATGTACAATCTATATTAGCAGTAAAAACTCCCAGTGGTGGAGGTGGTGGTTCTGCTCCAAGTGGTGGAGGAATGGGTGCTGCTCCAGCTGCTCCATCATTTAACGTAGTAGGTGCAAGTTCTACAAATCAATTAGCACAAACAATAGGTAACCAACAACAACAACCTATAAAAACTTATGTGGTGGCTGGAGATATAAGTACTGCTCAAAGTTTAGAACGCAATATAATTTCAAGTGCTTCAATAGGATAAACAAAATAAATATAAATTAATTATAATATAAAAAAAGAATATGCGAATAGTTGAATTAATTATAGACGAATCTGAAAAGTTAAATGGAATAGAGGCAGTATCAATTGTTGAATTTCCTGCCATAGAATCTAATTTCGTAGCATTAAGTGAGCATTTAGAACTTGCTAAAGTTGACGATGAAAAGAAGATTTTAATGGGTGCTGCATTAATACCAAATAAAAACATTTACCGTAAGAATGGCAATGATGAATATTATATTTTCTTTTCAGAAGATACAGTAAGAAAGGCAAGTGAATTATTCTTAATGAATAGCAATCAAAACAATGCAACATTAGAACACGATAAAAAACTAAAAGATTTGTCAGTAGTTGAATCTTGGATAGTTGAAGATACTGAAATGGATAAATCTAAAAAGTACGGTTTAAATGCACCTGTAGGAACTTGGATGGTATCAATGAAAGTTAATAACGATGCCATATGGAATGACTTTGTAAAAACAGGAAAGGTTAAAGGATTTTCAATCGAAGGATATTTTAGCGACAAATTAGAAATGAGTTTAAATTTAAATAAAAAAGAAATGGAAAAAAATGTTATGATTGCAAAGATTAAATCTTTAATTGAAAAAAGTGAATTAAAGAATCAAAAAGTAGAATTAGGTTTAATTGATGAAATATCAAAAGAATTAGAAACGGCATTTGCTTCACAAGATGTAGAAAGTGAAATAAACAATGCTGTTTTAAAATTACAAAAATCATTGCCTTTTTATAAATCAATAGTTACTAAATGTGATGAAGCATTAATTAAAATAAAAGATTTAGGAATTACAGGTGGTGTAGATAAAAGAGTAGCAGACCAAAAATCAGAAGCAATATCAATGAGCAAATCTATTGAAAATAGAATTAGTGGATTATCTAAATTAAGAAAATAATTAATGCTGAAATTAATAAATAAAATTATGGGAAATAAAACAAGTTCGCCAAAAGGTGGAAACAGAGGTTGCTTATGCAAAGATGGTAAATACTCTCAAAAGTGTTGTAATGGAGAATTACAAGAACAAGGAATAGGAACTTTAGTTGGAGGTTCTACTGCAGTAGTTAGAGATGGAGCAGGAAATATAATTTCAACAAGAACAACGTAATTTATAACAAAGTGTTATAAAAATAATTATAATAAAAAAATAATAATATGACAACTGAAAAATTAGTAAACGAGGCTTTGTTTGGAAAAACAAAATTAGCTTCTCAAAAAGTAGATTTGGCTTTAAATGATGATGTAGCCAAAGCATACCAACAAGCTATTAATGCTAGAAAATCGAGTAATGATGTTTATTTTACAGCTAAAAAAGCAGTTGCAGAAGCAATCGCAGAAATTAAAAACTTAAAAGCAATTAACGAAAATGCTTTAAGTGTTTATGGAAAATTTGATGCTTTGATAAAGGAATTAGGTATTCCTTACCCACCAGAACAAGCTGCTCAAAAAACTAATATTCAAGATGGTTTAAAAGGTGTTTTTTCATCTTACATTAAAAGCCTTGAATCAGCTAAACTTTAAATAAATAAATATGAATGTAATTAATGAAATCAAAACTCTTTTGGGTATGGAAGTAAAACTTGCTCAAATGAAACTTAAAGATGGAGTTACTGTTATAGAAGCAGATGCTTTTGAAATGGATAACAATGTTTTTATTGTAAACGGTGAGGAAAAAATTCCTATGCCTGTTGGAGAATACGAATTAGAAGATGGAATGATTTTAGTTGTAGCCGTTGAAGGTGTTATTGCTGAAATTAAAGAACCTGTTGCAGAAGAAGAAGCTCCTGAAGCTGAAGTAGAAGTTGAGGTTGAAGCACAAGCTGAAACAGTAGCAACTCCTAAAAGAATTGTTGAATCAGTTTCTAAAGAAATGTTCTTTTCTGAAATTGAAAAACTACGTACTGAAATTGCTGAATTAAAATTAAGCAAAGAAGTTGTTAAAGAAGAATTAAGTTCTGATGTTGTTGTTGAACCATTAACACATTCACCTGAAGTTAAATCTGAATTAAAATTAAATAAAATATCAACTAATCGCCAAATGACTACACAAGATATAGTTATGGCAAAACTTTTTAACTAAAAAAATTTAAATTATGCCTACTACAACAACAATTACTTCTCCTACTTATGCTGGAGAATTTGCAGGAAAATATATTTCTGCTGCATTACTTTCTGGTTCTACTATTGCAAATGGTGGTATTGAAGTATTGCCTAATATCAAATTCAAGCAAGTAATCAACAGAATCAATACTGATGCTATTGTGGCCAATGCAACTTGTGATTTTAGTGCTACTTCTACTGTAACTATTGCTGAAAAAATTATTACTCCTGAAGAATTTCAAGTAAATTTACAACTTTGTAAAAAAGATTTTCATCAGACTTGGATGGCGATTCAACAAGGTTATTCTGCTTTTGATTCTTTGCCTCCAACCTTCGCTGATTATTTGATTTCTCACGTTGCTGCTAAAGTTGCTGAAAAAATTGAAAACAACATATGGAAAGGTGTAACTGCTAACGCTGGAGAATTTGATGGTTTTACTGCATTGCTAACTGCTGATGCTGGTTTACCTTCTGCTCAAGAAGTAGCTGCTACTTCAACTAATATTACTGCTGCTTCTACTGTTGTTGCTGAACTTGGTAAATTAGTAGATGCTATTCCTGCTGCATTGTACGGAAAAGAAGATTTGTATCTTTATATCTCTCAAGCAACTGCAAGAGCTTACGTTAGAGCTTTAGGAGGATTTGGAGCATCAGGTTTAGGTGCTAATGGTACAAACGCAATGGGAACACAATGGTATAACAATGGTTCACTTTCTTTTGATGGTATCAAAATATTTGTTGCAAATGGATTAGCTCCAACTGTTGCAATAGCTGCTCAAAAATCTAACCTTTATTTTGGTACAGGTTTATTGAATGATGCAAACGAAGTTCAAGTAATTGATTTAAGTCCAATTGACGGAAGTCAAAATGTAAGAGTTATAATGCGTTTTACTGCTGCAGTTCAATATGGTAATGTTTCTGATATTACTACTTATGGTATTACAAACGCTGCTAACTAATAATTAGTAACGTATATTAATAAGGGGTGGTAAAATGCCATCCCTTTTTTTTAACTTTAAAAATATAAAATTATGCCTTGCGATATATCATTAGGAAGAGCTGTACAATGTAAGGACAGTCTTGGAGGATTAAGAGCAGTTTACTTCATTAATTGGGGTGATGCTACAACAGTAACATATTCTGCAACTGCAGGACAAGAGGATGTAATCACTGCTTTAGGTGGTACACCTATTGGTTACAAATATGAATTAAAAGGAACTTCAACTTTTGAGCAAACTGTAACAAGTTCAAGAGACAATGGAACTACTTTTGTAGACCAAAAATTATCTTTGGATATTAAAAAATTAACTATTGCTGACCATAAACAACTTAAACTTTTAGCTTATGGACGTCCACAAGTTATAGTTGAAGATAACAATGGTAATTTCTTTATGGCAGGTTTGACTAAAGGAATGGATTTAGTTACTGCAACAGTATCTACAGGTGCTGCAATGGGAGATGCTTCATCTTACAAAATGGAATTTCAAGGAATGGAAAAAATACCTGCAAACTTTGTAACAGGGCCATTAACTACAGGAATACTTGCTTCTATTGTTGAAGGTACTGTAGCATAATATTTGTTTTGTTTGTTTTTTAAAAAGGTGTACTTTAATTAGTATGCCTTTTTTGTTTTAAAACAATTTTATGTTTAAATTATTATTATAAAAAAATATTATGATAATTTTAAAAGAACAAAATATTGCACAAACTTTTAGCTTTATTCCAAGAGAATTAAAAGCTACTACTATTGTTTTAAGAAATGAAAGTACAGGAAGTGAAACAACTATTGCTGCTGATTTCTTTTTATCAGATTATTATTTAACAACAACATCAATTTTTGATTTAAAAGAAAATACATTTTATAATCTTTCAATCAAGAACAATAACGACATAGTTTATAAGGATAAAGTTTTTTGTACAAATCAAAATACAGATACATATACAGTTAATCAAAATCAATACGTAGCAAACACTACAAACAACGAATTTGTAATTTATGAGTAATATATCAATAGTTAATTTAAGTGCTTATACAAGTCCTCAAATTCAAGAAAACAAAAAGAGCAATTATATAGAATACGGAAGTGATAATAATTACTTTCAATATTTAATTGATAGGTATCTTTATAGTGCTACAAATGGTGCTATTATAACAGGTGTTACAAATATGATTTATGGCAAAGGATTAGATGCTTTAGATTCTAATCGTAAACCAAATGAGTATGCTCAATTCAAATCACTTATTAAAGATTCTGATGTAAAGAAAGTAGCATTAGAAAGAAAGTTATTAGGAATGGCTGCAATGCAAATTGTAATGGAAAAGAAACAAGTGAAACAAGTTTTACACTTTCCTATGCAAACATTAAGAGCAGAAAAATGTAATGATAAAGGACAAATTGAAGCTTGGTATTATTTCCCTGATTGGACAAAAAAGAAACCATCTGAAGAAGCTAAACGTATTCCTGCTTTTGGATTTGGTAATGGTAATGAAGTTGAAATATACGTTATTAAACCTTATGTAAGTGGATTTGATTATTATAGTCCAATAGATTATTCAGGTTCTTTGCCTTATGCTTTGCTTGAAGAAAACATTGCAGACTATCAAATTAATGATTGTCAAAACGGATTTAGTGGAACTAAAGTAATCAATTTCAATAATGGCATTCCTTCAGAAGAAATGCGTGATAAAATGAAACGTGATGTAATGGGTAAATTAACAGGTGCAAGAGGTGAAAAAGTTATTGTAGCTTTTAATAGTAATGCTGAATCAAAAACAACTGTTGAAGATTTACCTTTAAATGATGCTCCTGCACATTACGAATATTTGTCAAGAGAATGTTTTGAAAAGTTAATAGTAGGACATAGAGTTACAAGTCCAATGTTATTAGGAATTAGAACAGGAGACGGTGGTTTAGGTAACAATGCAGACGAAATAAAGACTGCTACGCTATTATTTGACAATATAGTAATAAAACCATATCAATTAGAAATAATTGAAGCATTAGACGTTATTTTAGCTATTAACAATATATCATTAAAGTTATATTTTAAAACAATCCAACCTTTAGAATTTGTAGATACATCAGGAATGAATGCTGAAACTCAAGAAGAAGAAACGGGAGTTAAAATGTCTGCTGATACTAATGTAGAATTAGATGATTTTCTTTCTTCTAAAGGTGAAATACTTTCTGATAATTGGGTTTGTGTTGATGAAACTGAAGTTGATTATGATACAGAAGAAGAATTAGATTCTGAAATTAACAATCTAAATAAAAAAAGTATATTATCAAAACTTGTAAAATTTGCAACAAGTGTCAGTTCAAGACCAAATGCTAAATCTTCACAAGATGAAACAATAGATAGTTTTAAATTTATTACAAGATATTCTTATACCGGTAATCAAAGTCCAGAAAGAGAATTTTGTCAAAAAATGATGACTGCATCAAATAACGGTAGAGTTTACAGAAAAGAAGATTTAGAAAATGTAAATTCTAAATTAGTTAATGATGGATTTGAACACAATAATACTCCTTATAATATCTTCTTATATAAAGGCGGACCAAGATGCCACCATAAATTTTTAAGAAAAACTTTTGTAAATATGGAAGGTGTTAAAATTGATGTTAATAATCCTAATGCAAAAACGATATCTGTTGCAACTGCTGAAAAATATGGTTATAGAATTAGAAACGCAAAAGAAGTAGCAATGATGCCAAATGATATGCCTTTAAAAGGTTTTCATCCAAATAATAAAAATTTACCTAAAGACGTTTAAAAATGGCAAAAGCACTCTTTATAACAACAAATGATTTAATTAAATATACCAATTTAAATGGTAATATTGACGCTGATTCATATACTCAATTTATTTTTCAAGCACAACAACTACATATTCAAAATTATTTAGGAACAAAATTATATAATAAAATTAATGATGGTATTGTTGCAGGTAATTTAATAAGCCCATATACAACGCTTTTAAGCGATTATATTAAAATGATGGTAGTATGGTGGACAATGGTGGAGTTCTTGCCTTATTCATCTATTAAAATAACTGAAAAAGGAGTATACAAGCATAATTCAGAAAACAGTACAACAGTTGAAAAGTCTGAAATAGATTTTTTAATTGAAAAGTCAAGAGATACTGCACAATCTTATACAAATAGATTTATTGATTATATGAGTTTTAATCAAAATTTATTTCCTGAATATACTGCTAATTCAAATGCTGATGTATTTCCAGACCACAATGCAAACTTTACAGGATGGGTACTATAAAAGAAACATACAAGCCAAAAGAAACTAACGTAAAAAAGTTAGAGGTATTTTTAAACAAACTAAATAAAGACAAATAATGGCTTTAGACTTTACACATATAAAAGGAGATACATTTGAAGCAGTTAATTTTGCTATGATTCTTAATTCAACAGTTTTAAACTTAACTGGATGTACATTACGTATGCAATTAAGAAAAGAATATGGTGGTGTAATATTTCTTTCATTAACTTCAGTTGCAAGTGCAGGAATAACTATTACAAATGCTGCAGGTGGTTTATTTAAAATAAATAGACAAATAATTAATATTGATGCTTATAATTATATTTATGACATTGAATTAATTAAAGCAGATGGAACAATTAAGACTTATATAAGTGGGAATTTTTATGTAACTAATGATGTAACTCGATAATGGCAAACGATATTGTAAATATAAATGTATCCGAAACAGTAGAAACGGTTGCAATAACTGTAAATCCTAATTTAACTACTGTAAATATTAATAGGCAAGTTCCTGTAGGTGTAAACGGTCAAGACTTGCAATCAGTTACAGACATTGGTTCTGTTACTACAAATTCAATAACTGCAAATTCATTTATTAAATCTGGAGGCACATCTAATCAGTTCTTAAAAGCAAACGGTACTGTTGATTCATCTGTTTATACAACTGCTCAAAATCTACAATCAGTTACTAATTTAGGTGCAACTACTACTAATGGTATAAACATTGATACTGAAGATACTTACGAAATAGGTCTTTACGCAATTTCAAGTGCCGTTGGTATTAAAGGAGAATCAAGAGAAACTTATGGTGTTTATGGCACTTCAGATTCATCAGCTGGTGTTTATGGATTTTCTGGAAACGAAGGAGTAATAGGACAGGGTTCAACAGGTGTAAAAGGGATTGGAACATATTATGGCGTAGAAGCAAACAGTTATAATGAGGTTGGTGTTTTTGCACAAACTGGTATAGGAATTGGAGTTTCTGCTAATTCAGAAAGCGATGGTACTGCAATATATGCTTATTCAACTTCAGGGAAAGGAATTGAAGTATATGGAAATGGAACAATATCTGTCGATGTAAATTTAGGAAGTACAAATAAAGGAGTTGTTATAGATAGTGGAACTTCATCCACAGGGAATCCTATTGAAGTAAACAAAAACGGAGTTAATAAATTAACAGTAAATCAAGCAGGAGAAATAACTGCTACAAAATTAATAAAACAAGGTGGTACATCATCTCAATTATTAGCAGCTAATGGCGACTCAATAACTGCTGGAACAAATATAACAATATCAGGCGGAACAATATCTTCAACGGGTGGAGGTGGAGGAGCAACTAATTTAACAACTTCACAAACTGCAAGTAATTTTACAATTAATTCAGATACAGGAACAGATGCAAGTGTACCTTTAGGAAATGGAACTTTAGCAGGTGCTACTTTAAACGATTATACAACTGCTGAAAAAAATAAATTAGCAGGAATTGCAACAGGAGCTGAAGTAAATGTAAATGCTGATTGGAACGCTACAAGCGGAGATGCTGAAATATTAAATAAACCAGCATTAGAACAAATTTTAAGCAATGGAAACCAGGCTGAAAATGTGATTGGTTTAACTTACAGTGGATTAGGTTCAATGAGTTATGGTGGTTATAGTACAAGTTATACAGA